TCATTACTAATATTTGGAAATTGTTTTTTAAGTTCAGGTATTGTAATTCCTTTTACTTCGCCTACATAATAAATATCTTCAAAATTTGGATCTTCTGTATAAGAATATACCATATAAGCTGGGTCTACATAATCTATAGTAATACCATTAGCTAAATTAAAATTAGTTTTAGAAGCAGCTATTCCACATGTAACTAAATCATAATTCATTCGTCTTTTAATTAAATCAAATCTATTTTGATCTAATACTTGATTAATAGCTTCTTCTTCTGCAATCTCAATAGCTTGTTTATAACTCAATTGCATATGAAGTTCTAATTCTTCTTTAGTTGTAGGCAATTCTTCTTCTGAAATACTAGTACGTGATAAATCAGTTCCCAATTGCTCTGTAATTTGTCTCATTGTATCCTTAGCAAACATATCTTGTGCTACCATTTTAGCATAATTAGTTCGTTTACTTAAAGATTCTGGATCTTGAGCATATGCATTTATATCATAATCTTTAGCAGAAATACCATTAGTCAATATATCTACAAATTTAGATATAATAGGAACAGGTTTCCAATCTAAATTAAGATAAGATAGATCACCATTAATTGATAACTCATCTTTATATTTTTGCACAGGTTGCTCACCTCTAGCATATAATCTTAATCTATTGTAATTATTCCATGTAGTTAAATATCTATTCCCATTAGTACGACCTTGATTAAACCACTCGTATTCAATAGCTCTAGCTATTTGATCTCCATATTCCCAGCTTGCTTTCTCTTCGTCACTTACTACTTGACTTGGAAAAGGACTATTAGTATTATAGTTTATCTTCATTTATTGTATGATTTTGGATAGTGCTCCTGTATTGTCGTATTTTTTAATCCCTAATTCATATTCTTGTTTAATAAGCTTAGGGACTGGTCTATACTTATTCTTATTGCATGCCATTATAGCTAATCCTGAGCTAATTGAGGCATCATGGGTTGTTCTATTATTTATATTAAATCTAGCCCAATCATCTAGTGTGCGTTGAAAATACACATCTCCAAAATTCCCATCCTCTTTTAATCCTACATATTCTTCTATATAAGATTCAATTGCAGCAGCATGTGCTTGTATAATATCTTGACTTGAATTTGGTATTCCACCTATTTCTCTTTCTGTTACGGAAAGTTTATTATATATTTTATCTGGTCTATTCATTGCATAGTGTCTATACCCTCGTCTTTTAAAATGATATAATAATCTAGGTTTATTATTTTCACAAAGTATTGGCATTCCATAGAAAATACAAGCCATTAATACATCTTCAAAAAATAATTCCGCGGTCTGTGGTCTAGCAATATATTCTAAGAAAAAATGATGAGGTGGGACATCTTCCATACTAAATTTAGTTAGTCCATGTAAAGCTCCATTAGATCCTCTACCATCTACCGTTCCTGATATATCATAAGGGTCACATCCAAAAGCTCCTAAATTTTCATTGCCAGGATATTTTTTCCCTAATTTTAATATTATATTATTTTGTAATCTTGTTGGGGGAACCCAGGATACTATAAACCTTCCATTTTTATTTGGAACAAACATAACCTCAGTGTCTTGTATTCCTCCTACCCATTGAAAAGATCCTTGTGTTATAACACTACTATGTTTAATATCTGCATTCCAATCTATTTGCTGGTAAAGCTTAGTTAGATTAAATAATGAGTTCTTAGACTCATCCCTAAACGCATGTTGCGTAGTTCTCGGGAATTGTCTATAAAATTCATTTAAAGCATCTTGGTCTTCCTTTAAACCATTTACTTCATTTTGCCAATAATCTAGTACCCCTAATTTAATTTTTTGCCCATGGGGATCTTCATCTGGGATCTTGGGTGTTTCGAATACAGGTAATCCATTAGCGTTAATGTACCCTTCGTAGTTCCATTCCATAGGTATGAACAAACTATATAATCCTGAGCGAGTCTGTCCATTGGCGTTTCTTTTTGTAACATCTGAGCTTTCATATAATTTTTTAAAATTATTACCACCTTTATCTAAAGCGTTAGAGGTACTTCCCATCATACATTTACCAATAATTCTACTACCTAATCGTAAACACGTTTTTGTAACTCTCCAGTTATTTAATATATTACTAGGTCTTTCCCATTTTCCTGATTCATCATGTACTAATAGTTTTAATTTTTCACCATCATAACTATTATCACCGGTATTTTTCCAGTCTATTGTAGTATCAAGTCCTTGTAATTCAGGTAATACTTCACCTGTTATAATCTTTCTTCTAGTAAATTTAGAAGCTGGTACTCTATATGCTAATTCTGTTTTAGGTCGATCCATACCATCTTGAATCGGTTTAAAAAAGAATGGATAATTTACTGATATAGGAACAACCTTGTCAGTAAACATCGTTTTAGCATCTGGTCCAGTTTTAGATAATATTCCATATCTGGAATCACTAGCTAAAGTAGCTAAATTTACAACCTCTCCTGAGGCCATAAAAGAGAATCCTGATCTACGGTTTTTAAGGTAACAGATCCCATAACACCTGGTATCTGCTTTACAAGCTTCCCAGAATATAAAGAATAATCTATTGGCTTCTCTAAAATCTGGGGCCCCAACATCAATCTTACTCCACTGCAAGTACATATAGTGAGTACCAGTAAGGTAAACAGGTTTATTTTTATTATGGTACCAAAAACCTTCCTCGCGTCTTTGAAATTCCTCATCAATATAATCATACCATTTTTCCTTAAAATCTTCAGGATATTTATCCCATTCAAATACACTTTTAATATTACCTAATACTTTAGGTAAAAGACTTTTCTCCCATCTTTCAGATTCAAATTTATGTACTTCTTTAGGTTGTTTTGGTAAAGCTATTTTTAATCCTTGGATTTCATATACATCACCAATCATTCCTGACTTACTAATAACTATAAAATCATGGTCTTCATTGTATCCGTATTCCCACTTTTTATATCTATTATTTCGTTTAAGAATTTTAGACTTGACATAGTTCGGTAGTATTTTATATAATTCTTGTTTATACATTATTTAGACCTTTTTTCTGCAAATCCTCTAAAAGATTTTTCTTTCTTTTCTTGTACCTTAGGTTTATCTTCTAGCAAATTCTTCTCTTCTTCAATCCTATTTAGAATTTCAAAAGCATCAAATATAGCTAGCTTTTTAGTAGCCGCAGCATTTTTAAGTCTATCTGCAGAAATATCAGTGTCAGAATCAACAATAGCTTCTTTAGCAACCTTAATAAGTTCTTCGACAGCTTTATGCCCAGCTTGGATTATACTCTTCTTCGTTTCCTTGGTATTCATACTTTATAACTATATCATTTGATTTCATACAATAAACACGTTCATTATTAATAATAAACTCCCATTCTCCACCGGGTTTAAACCCAACCTTGTCCCCTGGATTGATTTCGATACTCTCTAAGGCGTTATTACCTATTTTTAGTATTCCAATACAATGTTGTTCTTTTTGTGTGCTAAATTCATTTGTATTTTTAAGTGGTTTTATAAAACACCTATCATTAATAGACTTCCATTCACCCTTATTTTTATATAAATAAATTTGTTCTAATGCAGCAAAATATAAATTGTCTTTAAAAGATGACCGACTACTTTGTTGTTCGCCTTTCATATTGTAAAATCTACGAAATATATTTTGGTGTACTACAATAGTATCACCTTTTTTAATTTTGGTTTCAAACGCTAAAGGTGTTTCTATAACTTTAGCCATTCTATTTACAAATTTAAAGCTTTCAATTTTAGTATTTAATACTAAATCCTTACCATTTACTTTAGAGGTATTAGTGTATCTTTCACCAATAGGTTCAATGATAAAATCATATAAACTTCTCATTAATATTCTAGATCATATTCAATAGATATTGCCATGTTAGAATTAAACTTCTTCCAAGGTAATACCTCATTATTTTTCTTTATATAAATATTATAAGATTTATCTTTGTCATCTAATATAATATGAGAAATTTCATGTCCACCGTACACTTGCTGTCCAACAGCGTAATGCATCGCTTCATTTTTATAATCCGAACCAATACTGATCTTACGTATTACATTATTCATTTTCTTTTTCAGCTTCCTCTTTCTTCACCTCCTCGTAGGATCCATCGCTTATATTTACACTTATAGAACCATACTTTTCTTCCAGTTCTTTTTTAGTTTTTTCTTGATCTTCATTTGCGCCAGCTAGCATATGTAATGCTGCATGTTTTTCAGCTTCTAATACACCAATATTGTGTACTAGTCTACCAATTTGTCCTTGATGATCTTGAACTTTCTTTAATTCTTCTTCTGTTAGTTTTTTGTTTTCTTCACTCATTTTATTTGATTTAATTTGTTATATATTGTCGTTTATAAATTGAAACATTATCACTGTCACCACTAAATTCACATTTAACAGTATTTTCATCTACCATTGTATATTTAATTGATACCCACCAGTCATTTTCTGGATTGTATATTTGTGTAATAATATGTTCCCTTTCTTTTTCTAGAATTTCTTCTTTTAAAATATTACCTTGTTCCCAAGATACATTTGCAAATTGTAATTTTTCTTCTTCATTAGCCACTACTAATACATAATAGCTACTATTTTCTCCTTTCCATATTCCTTGTATTTCTTTACTTATTTGACTATAACTCGTCATAGTAATAAGTATACAAATACTTAATAATAGTTTTTTCATAATTTTTGATTTAATTTAATTTAATTTAATATTCTATAATATAATCACCTATTTTTAAGGATTTTTACTTTTTAAAGATGCTAGTGGCCTTTTCAGTTGTCCGTCCACCGAAATAGGCAAGAACGACGGCCATCATGACCTTCTCAAAAGTATCATTCCATGTTTCATTTATATGGAAGGCGATAGTTTCTACACTATCTAAAATACCAGCTAATGAGAATATTACAATACACCATACTAATACCAGTGGGCGTACATTTTTACTCATCCAAGAATCAGACATAGAATCTGCTTCCCATCTTGAAGTAATAGCTTCTAATTCTTTACTCTGTTGGTCGTATATTAATTGTTGTAATTTAACTTTATCATCTTGGCTTACACCAGATTTTGTTATTTCTGCTATTGCTTCTTTTGGTGATGTAACACCTCGTAATACATTCCCTAATGTAGGGTTAATTACAGAGGCTGCGCCAAATAATAGTTGCCCAACAGTTGTATCTTTAAATTTCTTTTTTGCCATTTAATTTATAGTTTTCCCATATATTCCAGGTAATCTACTTTTCTTTTCTTCTGCTGTTAATAATCCTGCTAACTCTGGATTTTCATGGATAATATCTTCAGTATGAAAACTCATAGGTCGCCTACCTTTAGGGCCATATATTTCTGGATATTCATCTATTAATCTTTGTATTCTTGCATTAGCTACATTTTTTGGAGTTATACGATTTTGCTGTTGGTAAATAGTATCATGATCTTGTGATACTAATCCTCTTTCATCTCTATTAGTTCCCAAAACTACAGCATTGGTGTTGTCTTTGATTTTTGCATGCGCTAAAGCTCTTTCTCTAGCATCATCTCCTTCAAATAAAATTCTAGTATCTTTTGTATGTCCCCTTCCTCCTCTTGTTTTTCTCTGACTTATATAAA